GCGGCAGCCAGCCAATAAGCGGCCGATGCGCCGATGTCTTCAATATACGAAACAACAGTTTTCTTCTTCCTGGCTGCCTCGATTGCGCGCAACGCGTATTCTTTGCCAGACACCTGACCGCCGGGGCTTTCAATTTTAAGCACAATTCCCTTGACCTTGTCATCGTTAGCAGCCTCTGTGATTTCTTCAGCCAGATCGAGATAAGATGTAGCCGAAATATTAAAATACTTAAACCAAAGCGGGACGCTCTTGAGTAATGTGCCCGATACGTTAATAATCGCGTATCCCGATTTACTGTTAACGGGCCGCCGGTCTCTGACCGCGGCTTCCGGTTTTGTGTATTCATTTGCAATCTCAACAGTTTTCACCGCGTCCAAAAAACCTTTAAGTTTTTCGGACGGCATCGCCCAAACTTCATTTTGCATCTGCGCTATAAACTGTTCACCGATTTTCATTATCATCCTCTTTCGGTTTGTTCTGTTCTGTATTCACTGTCACGGTTGATTTTTCCGGAGCCATGCCGCATAAAACACGGTAATCAACAGCTACGCCGGTTTCTTGCTCGATTTCCTGTGCCTTAGCAATCGCGTCTTTAATTTCCGCTACGCGGGCCTTGACCACCTCTTCGCGGTCGCGGTTCAGTGATTTGCACACCTCGCTGTGTGTTGAAAAACCTCGGTCAATCTTCGCGCCGTATGCTTCGGTTTCTTTCAGCACGTCAATCCACGGGAAGGACGGAGCTATCCATTCAATTTGTTCGATAATGTTTTCAACGTATTCGCCAGCGGGAATTTCGCCGGCCTTGACCCACTCCTGCACTTTCCATTCAAAAATACGGTTTAAAAAACCTTCTTCGAGCAACAGCTGCCAGCCCAAAAATGCTTGATACGCTTGCTCTAATACTGCTCGGCTCTGGCTATAATTTGATTTTGTCCAGTCAAGCAAAATTATTTCTAAAGGCAGACCAAGCGGCAACCCGAGCAAACGCAAAAACATCAACAGGCTCTCGGAAAAGTTTTGACCCGGAATATTCCGGTCAATCCCTTTAACCTCATCCCCTGGTTCGCCGTGAAAAATTAACGCGTAATCTAACTCTGTAATCCTGGTTGCAGTATCACCCTCAAGTGAACCGTCGGCTTTTTTATCATCAGCCATGCTTTCAAGGTAGCCCTGCTCCGGCCCGGCGTGACGCGTAACTGCAACCGCGTACCGTGCAAGCATCTGCCATGCTATCGCTTCGCTGTTGCAAACATCGTTAATACGATGCAGCATCGGAAAAGCCGACTGGCAAGGCGGCACGCCTCGCGTACTGGACGGCCTGTCTGGATTAGCGATAAAACAAAAAACATCCGGAGAATACGATTTTGCTTTCTGCGTTTCGAGTTGACCGTATCGGCCGTACTGCGAAACAAAAAATTTCCGTGGTGCACCGTATTCGTCTTTTTCAACCCCGTCGGTATTCGGCGATACGCTGGCAATTTGTTCGGCCTCAATATGCTGAACCTTGCCCTTTGATGTTAAAATTGCACCCGTGTCGCCTGCCACCAGGATTTCAGACATAACCTGACGCTCAAGTTTGCGACCAGAGATGATGTTTTTTATTTCTGGCTTCTGCCAATATCTCCACCACAATTTTTCAAGACGGTTATCAATTTCCGGGCTGCCCGTCAAGGCCTGGAGCTTGAAACCATTGCCGACAATATAACCAACGGCCCGTTCAATCATGCCCGAGTAAATGCCATTGTTGCGCATGAAATCACGCGATTGGTTTATAATTCGCGTTCGGTAATTATCCTGGTGCTGCGACCCGGACCCACCGACCGGCGTTCTGTTTTCGCCGTCGGCAGTTACTGCCGACTGGTATCCAAAAGCAGAATAAATCCCGTTTTTTTGATTGACCTTAATTTTCGGTGGTTTCAAAGAAGCGCCCTCCCCCGGACAAACGATGAGCGTTGCGCGCCGGACTTCGCCGTCGATACAAACGTTTCAAGTTTTCTTTTCTCTTCGCGCAAATCGGCGTAATTGAGATTAAGCGCACCCATCGATTGGGATTGCGCGCGGTTGGCAAGCAGCCACCGCACCGCCTCTAACGCGTTCTGCGCCTTAGTGCGGTCTCCATCCCAGGACAGATTATCATTGTATTGCGCCAGTGCGTCGGTCAAAGTGCTTGAGCTTGTTAAAGCCATAAAACCCTTCAGCAAAAAAACAAGGCCTGAAACCTTGTGCCGCTTAAACTTTATGACTTATACTCGCGGTGGTCAATCAATAAAAAACGACGCGCATTAATCGTTTATATTTTTATAAAAAATCAAAAATGTTTTTATATTTTTATAAAACGATTGCATCACTTGTGAAGCGTTTACGGCAAACAGGATTGATACATTCGCGATACTGCCTGCGTTCGATTGTTGCTCTGATCCTTGATCTTACCGTCCCGCAGCGCGGACAAATAGGATCTTTGATAAACGTCGGACGCTGAACATCTTTTTTGATTTCAACCTCCGGAACATCAACCATTTTTGTTTCTTCTTTTTCGGTAACAATCTTTTTTTTGCGTCCCAAAATAAAATCCCCTAATAACGTGTGCGTATTGTTTTGTTTGCGCGCCTAACCACCGGCACGCCAGATCTATGTTTTGTTTTTGGTTTAACATGCACGTTACGATTAACGACCCGTGCATCTGTAATTTTTATTCCTAGAATAGACGCGGCCACGGTACAACCAACCATGCAATCAAGCCAGTGATTATCCGGCTGGTCCGGCCGCAGGTAGTACTGATAAACCGTTCGGCTGTTCACGTCAAACCGTTTCCGAGTTTCAGATACAAGATGGTTTGCCAGTTCGTTGTGATCATCCATCACGCCGAAAAATGAAATTGTGCTTTTATCACCAGGCACGCCGATCATGCGATTGAAAAAAAACGTTTTCCAGAAATTTGTGTCATACAAACAATGCCTGATCGCGTATTTGTCAGATCGAGTAATTCTCCATTCAGCGCCTGACAAGTCGCCCTCTTTTTTATGATACATACTCATCGGCTTTTGCGTCGCTGTAACACCGCGACCATACGACGGCAAGATCGAGGCACCATACCCTGAATTACGACAAAACGCATTAACCGTCGGCGTACTCGCGCCATAATTAGCGTCCACCATGCAAAGCTGCAATTTGAGCGCGTTGCCGTCTTCGCGTAACCATTCATGATCAAACATCATTTTTGCAAGCTCGGTTAATCCAGCCTGCCAGGCTCCCTCTTTCGACACGGCCCCCGTCGCTGCTGATAATTTATACCTCGGATTTTTCGCAGTGAAAAAACCGACGTTTTGGTTTGGGTACGCGCCATAATCCAACAGGTGACCGGTAAACCTGTCACCCCAGGCCATGATAGAATAAAATAAAATTTCATCCTGCACATCGATAAAACCTGTTACGTGCGTCGCCCAATTAGGCGCAAGCCCTCGCTTAAAACCGTTCGCCCGCTGCACAACCGCCTGTCGGTCCGGCAACCCCGCGTCCGCGTATTCATCAAGCGGCTGGTTTTGATATTCTGACAAAAATGCGGGTTCGCCGTAATCAGCAATGAAATTCAAGGCCCGTTGTATCGCGCTGCTTTCAATTTCGCTGCCGTCCTGCAAAATGTTTTTCGTTTTCTTGCGACCAGGCATCACGACGTGTTTACCGGCGTAACTGTACGGCAGATTTGCAACCACCGCGCCATCAACCGCCTCGCGGTTTTCAAGATAAAACCTATGCGCTTCGCGTGCATCCCTGTCGGCCTCGGTTTTATTTTTTCGCAATAAAATGTATTTGTCCCACAGTTTCCGCTGATCGCTTTCATCTTTCGGTAGATTTTCAAGAAACGCATACCGTAACCCGTTCCACGCCGGCTCACGTGATTGATCGGTAAACTGGTCGGCAAGGTCATCTTTTTCGATTATTGTGCAAAGCATAAAAATTGATAAATTATCACCCATGCCACCGAGTTCGGCAATTCCGCGCTTGATAAGTTTTAAAGATTTTTCTTTAATCTGTCCGCTGGCAGCATCCCCGTCGCCTTGCGGGTCGTCAATCACCACGAGATCAGGCCTGCCAAGTTCTGATAACTGACCACGAATACCGGCAGTCATGCCCTTGACCGTAACTCGAGCTTGAGGCGTGCAGTCGTGTTTGGTTTTTGCTTTAATCTCCGGCGGGTAAAAAACTTTCGGGAAAACAATTTCCGTCCCGCGCCACGCAACACCCGTCAACTCGTTATCGACGTGCTGGCTATGCGCCCGTTGAGGATGCCCGACAAGCTCATTGAAACAAAGCAACTCAGGGAAATCTTCGCGTAACTCGCTGCACGTTGCAAGTATCTGTTTCATAATGTTTAATCGGTCTTTGGCAAGCTCAAGGTTTTCACAGACGTAAATAACCATCTGCCGCTCACGATACAAGATTGATCTCAATATGCCAGCCATCGCAAGGGTCGTTTTCCCCGTTTTTCGCGGAGCCGCCAGCGCCTGGTTGCCGCCAAACTTCAGGCAGTGATCAAACGACGTAAATATTTTTTCATGCAATTTTGCAAACGGCAAATAAAATTTTTCTTTCAGATACGTTTTTGAAAAATCAAGCGAATTTTTACCGGCCTTGTTGCGCCGCCGCCAGTTTATTGTCGACCAATCTGGGGTGACGCGCGCAACAGCCGA